ATACATCAATTGGTGTCATCATCAAAATTAAAAATCACAATGGAAGTTTTGCTCTGGTGGTTTTCTTCAGAAAGTTAAGGTGAATTGCATCACGCTTAAGTTTTTCTTTGAGTGGTTTTGAAATCAATTTACCAACTGATTCCATTTCGATTTTATTCTCCTCACAAAATGTAAGGATGGCGTCGATATAATTAAAGTTGTAAGTCTTGACTAGACTTTCAATCTCCTGTGCAAACTTTGCTTGACACAGGAATTTTTCCTTGATTAAATCGTCAACTTGATTCTCCATAGGCTCCTGTTTTGTATTCGACAAACTTCTTGATGTATTCTGTGAGAAGTTTAATATAGTGACCCTTGTTTGTTTTTTCGTAGACAACACATTCTCCATTTTCAGCGACCATAATTGTAACAAGTTTTTTAACTGGGATACCAGTCATTTCATAATACATGCAAGCATACGCAGTCTCTTGCACGAAGTAGTTTTCAATCCATTCTTCGGGTTTGATCTTGGTCGAGGTCTTAAAGTCTATGACTGCAAGTTCTCCATCATACTCAGCAATGCAGTCTACTCTCCCTGCAAGACCAAGATAGTCGCTATACAGCGACTGTTCGATAACATGTATGTTATTTATACGATCGAGATTCTTCTTCGCTGAAAGAAGAAGAAACTTCGTAGAAGGGAGCATATCAATATCCTTAATAGGAGTGTTTTTGATATAAAGTTCTACTGCATCGTGAAACTTTGTCCCACGATATGTAGACTCCCGAGTGATTTTGTTTGCCTTCTCGTCCCCGACTTTCTTCCGCCATTCGACAAAGACTTCACGATTATAGAAACTCGTGACGGAGGTGATAGATGGATACATCTTTCCTGATGGGACTTCGTAGAAACGAGTCCCATCAATCATGGTTGCTTTCAGATCAGTTTCACCTTTTAAATTATCTAAATGAATAAACACATCAAATACCAAGTGCAATTTTAGTCATGATATAGTTACGAACAAATCCAGATCTAACAATATCATTAACGTCATACTCTACACAAGTAAAGTCTTCAGTCATTGCTTGGATAATCTGCTTGAAATTCAGGATTCCGTTACGCTCGTTGGTCTTCACCAGGTCAGACTGTGCTGCGTCACCACAGAATACAATCTTACAATTTTCGCCAACTCTTGTAATTATACTATCAAGTTCGTGAAAGTTCAAGTTCTGCATTTCATCAACAATGATGATGCAGTTATCCATTGTAGTTCCACGAAGGAATGATGTGGACCAGAAACGAATAGTTTCTTGTGCCTTCAGTGCCCCATACAGCATCTCAAACTCGGTCTCATCCTGCATCTCGAACATGTACTTAACCATGTTCTTATATGGAATCTGATACAGTGCTGCTTTATCTTCATGGTCTCCAGGAAGGAAACCAATCTCACGAGTAGCGACTAGAGAACGAACCACGTACACCTTTTCATATGGTGTGAATTGATCCAGAACGTCTTTGAGTGCGAGGTAGAGTGCAATAAATGTTTTGCCTGTGCCTGCTGCACCATAAGCGAAGAGATTTCTACCTTCTTTGTACGCATCAAAGAACTTCTTCTGGTTGTCAGTCAATGGTTTGATATCAACCATTAGATCTGAATTAATTGGTTTTTTTCTCTTTAGTTGTCGTGAAGTCATACTACCAATTCCACTAGTGGATTCACCTTTTCTTTTTTTAGCTGGCATACTTATACGTTACGGATGTTAGAACCTGGGACTTGTTTTACTTTAGACAGAACATCGTTCCATCCAGGGTTTTTCTTACGAAGTTTATCTTGCCAATCACCAACTTCACCAGATTGTGGACAGGTTGATGGATCACTCCAATCTCTCTGCCAATCAGGATTATCCGCACACCATTGAGACCAGTCGTGAACGCTCATTACAACGTTTTTCTGTTCTCCTGTCTCTTTGTGGACTACTGGGTATGTTGCCATAGTTACAAAACTCAATGAATTATTTAGACCCACTCAAGGGCTTCTGATACAGTTGGGAACTGTTCGATGAATACTTTCTTACATGCCTCTGCAACTTGCATGTGCTCCTTCTGAGTTCCGTGTGCGGAACGCAGATTAATATAATGAATCCAAGAACGGCAAGATCCCGTCATGTAGATTCTGGTGGGCGTACAGAGTGGAAGCACATTTCTTGCACACTCCTTTGCCACACCACGCTTGAGCATCTGCTGATACAGTGCCATAGAAGAATCAAACAATGTTATCATTTGCTTCTCTAGAAGTTGAACCTCAAAAGGATCAAGATCATCAATAGAGTTCTGACGATTCTTTTCATCCTGACGACGTAATTCTGGCAGAGGAATAGTAGAACCCAACAGGGAACTATCCGCATACCGCTGGGAAAACTCTTGAAATGTGAAACTACGGTGCCTCAGGATTTGAGCTGCGATAGCACGGGTAGTCTCAATCTCCAGAGTCATAGTGGACTGCTCAAACACACTCCAATGATTATGCTTGATACAATAACGCAGAAGACCAGCATAGTTTTCGTTGTCTTGATTGCTTGGATTTGAAACTCTGGCAATGTATGCCATAGTCTGCTCCGCATCGGGAGTTACGCTTACTAGTTTAACACTCATAGTTCAATCGGGATAACCATCATCGTCTTCAAAAACCTCATCATAATCCATATGAGGTTTCTCATATGTATACGCTTTCACATCTGAATATACTTCAGACTCAAGAGCAGCGACGAGGGATTTGAGGTTACGGACAATGAGTTTAAGTTTTTCTTTTTCCATTAACTCAATTATCGTATCACCATATTTTACACAAAAAAAGCGTGTCTGTCAAGACACGCTCTGAATATTAAATTAACAGTCTCCTACAGATACGTTTACAAGTTGATTGTTCGTCATCGCATTCGATCAAACAATTGAAGTAATCGTTTGTTGGATCTAAATCATCATCAATGTTTTTATCAATATGTCTCCACTCAGCTAATTGATTTCGAGACATAATATTATGCATAAGGATGACCTCCTAGTACGTCTACACATGATATAGAATAAACTTTCAGTGCATAAGCGTTCCGTAATTCTAAGGTATCTATACAAGTTTGTGTTAATTAACTAACATTTGTTAAAAGAACATAAAAGTACAAAAAAAGAGAGGTAATGAAACCTCTCTTGTATTATTTGGAAAGAACTTTAATCTCTCCATATATCAGTGAAAGAAATGCTACAGAACCTAGGGATACGATCCCAGCGACTTGTAGTGCTCCCATATCACTTGATGTATGTACGACCGCGATAGCAGAAGGTGCCGTGAGTTTCCTCAGGTGCCTCATGCACTTTGCAATCAACACCACGATATTTGGTGACGCTGATTTGGGCATCGTGCAGTGCTGCTGCCTTGTCGATTTGCTTTTTGATGAGATTAAGGGTGTTCATGATTGACTCCTAAAGTAGTTGGATTTTTAGGCCCGTTCCTTTAGTCGTTTGCGTCCCAGTCGAACTCACATTCTGGTACAGATTCCTTTACGGTCTCTACCAGTTCTATCACAATTTGAGGTGATAGTTCTGATCTGTTTGTTTTGATCCCGATGATTAATGCATCAGCATCAGCACAAAGCATACCAGAGTATAAAAGGAATTCTAACATGGGATGAACGCTCCGTTCCGCGACTTACTTGCGTCCTATGTTAGAAACTGATTGCATTCTCCCGGAACCTTTGTCCTAAGGTAACCAATAAGGTTGTACTTAGAACGCCGATCCAAGTTTTCGTCCATAAGGATTTCGACTCGTCTCGTTAGGAACCTTTCACAACTCATATGCCAATCGTAAGGATTAGCATCATTATGTGAGGCAAAGGTGAATGCCAGCAGGAATGCTAACATTGGATGAACGTATGAGGGTATTATAACCCCTGTTCTCTATATAGTCAAGTCTGTTTGTAACTTACTATACAGTTTTATTATCTTTTAATAAATTAGATACAATTGTCTCTGTTCCATCCATTGTCTTGATTTGGAACAGATTTGATTTCATGTATCTTTTGATTTTTTTATATTTTTTTCTGACATCAGCAAGTCCATCGATACTGATGTTTGCGTTTACATTTAAATCACTCATTTCTTTTTCTTGTCGTTAGATGAAGAATTCCACAGTTTGGGATTAGCAGTTCCTTCAGACTGATACATGGTAATAAAACCTTCCTTATACTCATCATAATAATGATCGAAGATATCTACCTGCTTGCTAGACACAACTAGATCATAGTGCTTACTGCCATCACTGTAGTATTCTACAACGTAGCAGGTATTAGGAAGAGATTTATCCTCACCAAGAGATGGATCACAATCTTTCTGTAGAATCCTTACTTTAGTCAACTGCGACCTCCCCACTTAATATCAGGATATGCTTCGGATACAATCTCTTTAGTGATCTTGTATTTGGTTTCCAGTTCTTTATCCTTTACCAGACACAAGATCTCTGCGTCCAGTGGATGCAGACCCTCAAGCATTTGGATAAACATAGTTTCTCTACGCAATGACTTCAGTTGGTCATTGCCACCCTTACAGAAGTTGTAGAACCTGAGGTATTCTTTGCGAATAGTGGTCTTACCTTTCTTCATATCTGCAGCATTACCAAGAGAGGTGGTGTCAAAGTAATCCATCGTACCAACCAGTTGGTTGATCTTGGTGCTCAGAGTACCACTGGTAACCTGCTCATCTTTCATACTGGAGTATGGGACTTCTCCTGGAGGAAGTAAAGAAATCACACTCTCATCAAAGTTCCAAATGAACAGTGCTTTGAGAGAGTCGTGCTCATACTTT